TCCCTCTAACGCAGTGATTTCCGACAGCAAAGACGTGGCTTCCGTTTGGGCGGCATCCAACTGTTCAGCCAGCGCAGCTTTCTCCCCTTCCGTTGCCGTCTGAGAGGTTTGAGCGGCCTCCAATTGACTGGACAAACTCGAAACGTTGTTCGTTGCAGTAGTAAGTTGCTCCTGCAAAGTGCCGATGTTGGTATTCGCAGTTGAAAGTCTGTCTGTCAGATCAGTGATGGAGGTTGCCTGAGTACCAATTGTGGACTGTGCAGCCGTGAGATCCGCCTGTAACGTATCACGCTGACCCTCTAGCGTAGTAATCTCCGCCAGCAGAGATGTAGCTTCCGTTTGGGCCGCTTCCAATTGCGTTGCCAACGCGGCTTTTTGCTCTTCCGTTGCCGTCTGAGAGGTTTGAGCGGCCTCCAGTTGACTGGACAAACTCGAAACGTTGTTTGTCGCCGTGGTAAGTTGCCCCTGCAAACTTTCAATCGTAGCGTTTGCGGTATCGACTTCCAACCCCAAGGATGCAATCGACTCGGAACTAGATTCTTGCAGACTAGAGAGGGCACTTTCCGCGGAAGTCAGTTCTTTCTGTAAATTTTCCTTCGCAGACTCCTCTAAACTCAAGGCATCCGATAACGTCTGCACCTCAAGGTTCGCAGCCTCTAGCGATGCCTCGGCGGCGGCTAAATCTGCGTCCGATATGGTTTGATTTTCTTTTTGGGACGCAATTTCTTTCTCCAACGCCGTAACATCAGCCATAGTTTCGTTTAGCTCAGTCGTTATACTACTAATAGTGCTGTTTGCGGTCTGTAGTTGCGTGTTTAAGTTTTCCGCTAACGCCGCACTGGTCCCCGATGCCTCTAATGCAGCGGTTAAATTCGTGTTCGCCGTGCCCAATTCGGTGGTTAAGGTCGCAACCTCCTTGGTTAACGCCTCTTTCTGGGTCGTTAAGTCCGTAACTTGTGTACTAGCCGCAGTTAGTTGTTTGTTAGCTGTTTCTAATTGTGTGTTACTTGAGGTCAGGGCCTCCTGAAGAGTATCTCGTTCCTTTGTCCGCTCGTCTAACGTACCCTGTAGACTGTCTCGCTCGCCTATCGCCGTGCTTAAATCGCCATCCAACCCAGTCTTGGCGTCTTCCAAAGCCTTAATTTCCGAGTTTAGGTCCGCAATCGTCTCCGCGCTGGTCTCTGCGTTAGCCGAAGCCGTGTCTAACTCGCCCTGTTTGGCTAATACAGCGTCTTCCGCCGCCTTAACGTCTGCTTCTAGCCCCGTAATCTCTTCGTTCTTAAACTGGATGTCATTGTTTAACTTCGCAACCACATTATTCGCCGCTGTAGACGCAGCTTCCGCAGTCGCTACTTCCGCGTTCAACCCCTCTATCGCAGTATTAAGGGTCGAAACCTTATCATTCGCAGCATCAAGGCTAGATTGTAGATCCGTAATCGTGGTGTTAGCAGAATCAAGGTCCGAGGTCAGAGATGTAACGGTCTGTTCCGCAGTCGCACGGGCCCCGGTCTCCGCTTCAAGCGCTGTTTGCGTTTCACCAAGCGTCTTTTCTACACCCGCAAGCTCCTCCTTCTTAGCAGCAAGCTCCCCGCTTAACTGTTCCTGCTTGGCAATCGCCGTAGCCGCCGCATCAGAGTCCAAATCACGGTTCTGTGTCATCTCAACTAAGTCTGCTTCAACCGCTGATAGTTCGTTTGTTAGGGATGTAACCTCCGATTGCAACGAAGTCTGACTAGCCGTTAGATCCCGCACCTCTTTAATCTGATCCGCAAACATCGCGTCGTTGTATACAGACAAATCCGAGTCCAAATACTCAGCGTAATTACCAAGATCCTGCATCGAAACGCCAAAGTCTTCTTCCGCCTTGATCATCGTATCCAGATCAATGTAACCCTTGGTCAAGTAATCGCCCAGAAGACGCTTCTCCCATGCCGCATCCGAAGCCGTGATCTGCTGGTAGTGCTCGTTAATCTCAAACGGACTGACCCCAAACTCCTGCTCAACCTGCTTCGCCAAGTCCATGTCAATCGAACCAGTCAGATAAAACGCCTCATCTAACTGCGTCTTCCACTCGGGCTTCGTAGCCACAACCGTCTCTTCAGTCGTGGTCTCAGGATCAGTAACACTGTACACAGACGAATTGTCCGCAACGTAAACCTTACCACTGTCGTTATCTATAACGCCGTCGTACCCAGATTCCGCAACCTTCTTTACGTCCGCACCAGTCAACGTAATACTGCCGTTCTGCTGAAAATCGCTGATCAACGCATTAGCCCGACTAGATCCAAGAACCTCGGTCAACGTCTCTTTGCCCTTGGGCGTTCCAATGCTCTCAATCGTAAACGGGTTCTTTACGTCCAAGTATACAGGGAGCGCGTCCGGGCTCGGGGCCGTCGCAGAAAACATGTTGTTCGCCGGGTTGCCATACATAATAGCTGGATCACCAGCACCAGTCTTAATCGCTGTGTCTTGAAACGCACTGTTCGCAGCCAAACCCTCAATGGTCATTTGCGCAGGGCCTATAAAGTCCCCCTCCACCGTATTCGTAGTAGAAATCCCACTAAAGTTTTCAGCAATCTGATCTACAGTATAGCCTTGATCCAAAAGCGTTTGAATCTGATCTCGACTAATCATGCCTTTGGAAACACTTCCATCCGTGGCTATAATTGTGTCCGCTTCCGCCTTAGTTAAACCCGCGTCTTGTAGTACCGAGGAACCTACGGTTACGCCCGTGCCTATAGTGGAGCCGACAAATAAACCCATTAAAGCAGCTTCGGTAACACCCTCCGTAAGACCACGTTCCGGATCATAATACCCTTTAGCAATTACGTTGTTGCCAAACGCTATAAATGCCTCTTGAGCCGCTTCCACGCCCCCATCCAAAGCTACGTTAAGGATTTTGTTTCTTACTTGAGGTGGTAATGCGTTTAAGATCCGAGCAATCGGAACCGCCTCCGTCGCTCCAAGGAACCCCCCTAACACATATGAAGTAGCTGCTTCCTCTTGAGTCGCACCATTTTTAATAGCGTCTTTGTACATCGCCGTAGAGTTCATTGCAGAACCCATTAGCGCAGCAGTACCCGCAGCTAATACAGGCGCACCCACCACAGTGGCAGGCAACGCAGTCGCAATGAAAAACGCAGCGCTACCTAATCCTTCTCCATACATAGCTGCGTTGCCTGTAGGATCGTTATACTCCCCTATAAAATCATCCGCAGAGTCCCGCGCTCCTTGAGCCCAAGCCGATAACACATAATCATTTAACGGAACCCCGGCGTCCTCAATAGCCTGCAAAGACTCCTCGTAGGCTCTCTTGACCCCCTGTTGAGCCGCAAAATAAAGACCAGCCTTGTACGCGCCATCCGTTCCCAAAAGACTAGCTAACTCACGGTTGCTCGTAAAATTCATCCCAGTTAAATCAGCAGGCTCATACCCCTTTGCCGCTAACGCATCTACAAAATCTTGACGCGTTTCCTCTAAACGAACCCCCGCCGCGTCAAGATCACGATAACCTTTTTCTACTTGCGCCTGTGTTAAACTGAAATCCGCAATAGCCACAGACTCCACCACAGATAAAAACGAATTAACAGCGCCTCTTCCCAAGCCTTTGACAGTATCCTCCGCTCCTTCTCCAATACCTTCATACATAGTCGCGTATTTTTGAGCCTCTTGCTGCGCACCCTCCGCGGTCCAACCTCCATACGAAACATCTTCAGGCTCTTCTAATCCCGCAGCCGCGTCCCCAGTAGGAGCAAAACCAAACTTTGCTTTTTCCTCAAATGTATCAGGGACGCCATCCATGTCCTCGTCCAAGAACATCTCGCCCTTAGTCATAAGAGCAAGGACCTGATCCTCTAAAGCATCAGTATCGATCTCATAACCAGCGTCATACGCCGTCTTATAAGACATTACCAACTCGTCGTTTAACTCTGTCCCAAATTGACGAGCCAGTCTTTGTTCGCCCGAAAATGCAGTCGTAATATTTTCCTCGGAGTCATACTCAACCCTGTAAGGCTTGTCCTTGTACGTCGTCGCGTTCAAAACATCCGTGATACTAGGAATTTCAATCCTGTAACCACTACCAGCCTGAACTTCCGGTTGACCGTACTCCCCCGTATAAATGGCATTCGCTATGCCACCCGCCTCAATAACCTCGTAACTCTCAGGCTTCAGGTGATCCACAATCTTTACGTCGTTCAATGTCGCCTCCGCAGGCGTGTCAAACGCATTCCCGTAACTGTCCAAAACCTTACGCTGACCATCAACAAACGTCAGATCATAATACTGATCCTTGTCCGACGCACTCTCCTGCGCCGTATCAACAGCCTCCCAACTAGGCGTATTATACGAAATAGGGGGAAGACCCTCGTCACCAACGTAAACCCGAACCAAATCATCCTGCTGGTTCGTGTCTATCCGGTAATTACTAGGATCCTCATACGAAGCAACCTTACGATCAATAACCGAATCCGACGAAATAGCAGAGTCAACGTTCGTAAACTTCTGACCAGCCTTGTCCGTCACATACGCCTGACCACCCTCAACAACAACATCCAACGATGATCCGGGGTCCGAGGTGCCAGAATTAATAGCCGCGAAACTCGGAACCGTGTAGTTGCCACCACTAGGCGCAGGCTCATCGCCAATGTACTGCTTGTCTAAATCCCCGCGCTCATTACTCGTAATAATCCAATTCGACGGATTACTCCAAGACTCCTGACGACCATACTGAACATCCGCGTTGTTTCGTGCCGCCGTCGTAGTATGAGCATTCCCAAACATATCATAGTAAACAACAGGGGCTGGAGAAGAATCATTGTCGTTGCTGCCACTTCCCACGCCGCCTAAACCAACACCGCCAGCATAAGTGGAACTGCCAGAACCCGCTCCGCTTAAATCCAACGAAGCTCCCGCCTGAATCTGATCCGCATTGGTGATCCCCGGGTTGGCCGCCATAATCTCGGCAACAGACATGTCGTTCGCTTCAGCTATCTCCGAAAGCGTGTCTCCAGACTTAATTGTGTAGTCATCACTACCACCACTGTCATTAGAACTGCCGCCGCCACTGTTATTAAGAACAGTGCCCGTCTTTAACGTCGTACCAGTCTTAATAACCGTGGGTGTAGGTGCAGGGCTCGGGCCGTCGTCGTTGCTGCTCGAGGAAGAACTTGAACTGCCGCCGCCACCATCGCCGCCTCCAAACGCTATAACAGGCCTTAACGGGTTCATCCCAAGTAAATCACGCAGCGTTTTCATGCCATTTTCCTTTGTTCGGGAATGCCCCGGTCCTCTTACCTCGATGCGCGTATACGTTTTCTACCTCGGGATACTGAACGTAAAACTGCTTTCGCATCTCTTTACACATCCACAATACATCACTTTTGCCCTTCGGCGCAATCATATCCACAAAAACCAAACAATCTCCGCTGCGCCGAGAAAAAATCTCCTCGCCATCATAAATACGAGAATCAAACTCTTCATCCGTCATAAATGCCCATGTAATCAAACCAACACACTCGCCGTCTCGATAAAACAACCTAATCTGATCATTCGCAATCGCAGGCAATAAACGCCATGCAATCGTAGCCGACTTAAAGTTACTGTATGGATGGACCGTGGTCCATAGGAACAAAGCATCTTTGAGTGTGTCAAACATGGGCGGACCTTATAATAAACCCAAACGAAAATACAGCCGTGATTTTTAGAGGGGGTAGGGGCCCCAATGGAAAAATACCCGAGTGAATTTATAAAACCAACAATATAGGAGGCCGCATACGCGGACCACCCCCCAAATAAGGGGGGTGGGGTCGGCGCGGGCGGGCGCGGGCGGGCGCGAAATGGATCAGTAACCCCCGGCGACGGCGCGGGCGGGCGCGAATTAATTGATAAAAATTGTGATTAATTGTGTTTTAGTTGTTGACTATCTAATTCGGGTCGTCCATAACATAGTTATGGAAGCAATCAAGCGACCATCTCAACAAAGGAAAGAAACAATGACAAAGCAAGAAACACTTGGACGGATCGCCGAGCTGGAAGCCCAGATCAAAGCCGACACCAAAGAGCGCGACGCGCTGCGCTTGGACGCGGTGAGCAATGGCTGGGCAACTTGGACCTTCACCGTTCGCATGGGTGCACCATCGCTGGCATGGTGGAAAGAGAACCGCCCGACCGTCTGGCGGAAATATGCCAAAGAGACCACGGTCAAAAAGTTCACAGTCGCATAGGACCATAGCGGTGACCGCCCCCGCGTGGGGCGGCATCCGCTGCGATCCTGCAGCATTCAATCAGAAAGGAAAGACAATGCAACCAGCATATAACGAAGAGGCGGTCGAAGCCGTCAAAGAACAAACCACAGGCAACCGCCTCAAGTTCAAGCTCGAGTTCATGATGATGATGCTCCATTGTGATCGCATCGAAGAGGCTGGCAAGATGTACGACCAGCTGATCGAAGAGTTCGACAAACTTGCATAAAACACTTGTAGCCCAGCAACAACTGGGCTACAATCAACCTGTTCAATTAGAAAGGAATACACAATGCCAAGAACATCTTTCGGAAAAACCCGCCCAGCGGATACGCCATATGCAACATACGCCAGCCGCGACGGCTGGGTGTGGAAGGTTCTCAAAACCTATAAGCACTCAAGCGCCGAAGCAACCGACCCACACGCTCGATGGTTTGTCGCTGCGACATCGCCCATGATGCACGAAGGCGCGTATGAGATGGGTGACACCTATCGCCGCGACGTTATCTCTTTCGGCCAGCTGGTCGATGCGGATCCAGAGTGGCGCGACGAGTATAGCGTCTGATGTATCACGCTATCGAAACACTGATCAAATGGTGCCGTGGTCGTCAGACCACGGTGCTCGATGACATCCTGGGCGCGGTCGCGCTGTTCGCGATGCTGTTCATCCTGCTTTGGGTGACGCCATGATCGAAGTAAACAAAAAACATTATGGGACATGGGGCGTATTTATGCGCCCCATAAACTCGAAAAAAGGTCAGCACCATGACGAGCACTTGGGCACATACCTATATGAACCCAATGCGATCCGCGCTGCATACGACCTGCAAGAGCATGATCGAAACAATGATCGAGACCGGACGTACTATGTGCGAGAAATTCCGTTCCTAAATATCAGCTGATCCCCCGACCAGGCGCTGCGCTATATAACGGCTTCGCCGCCTGGTCTACTCTCAAGTTCCCTGGCCCAGGGTTACGGGCACTTTCCTTCTATTGAGAATGATGGGCCCGGGTGCGAAAGCGCTCGGGCCCATCGGCGCAGGGCGCAGGGCGCAGGCCCTCGCTGCGCTCGGGGGAATTTGTCAAGCCGCAGGACGAAAGTGACGTAACGTCACTTTGAAATAAAACTTGTTGACTGCTTGGTGATGGTGTGCAAGGATAGGTCATAGGCAATGGTGCCTATCTCAATTAGGAAAGAGAACATGAAAAAATCTTACATTCAAGAGCAGACCCTGCAAATTCAAGTGGTCATCGACCTTGGTGAAATCAACACAATGATCAGCACCCTTGGCGACCTGGATCTAGCTGACAGTGGAAGCTGGCGCGCCAGGGAGCTGGTGGGCAAGCTGAAAACCCTGCGCCGCGAAGCTGCGGAAGAAGCCCGTCGCGAATTTGAACGCATGATCGATCAGTCTTAATCGGAGGCGGGGGGCCACGGCCCCCCGATTTTTATATGACACATGGATCACCAGCAGATCGCGGCGGGGCCGACGCCTACTACGGCAGGCAGATAGATCCCCACTACTGGCCCGAGGGAACATACAACGGGACGCGGGTCGAGCGGGACAAGATGACCCGCACCCAGATCGAAGAATACTTATCCGCCTACGAAGAACAAGATTACTTCAAAGATTGGGGCGACTAAGCTGGGGGCTTCGGCCCCCTTATGCTTTCATAAAAGCATAACACGGGGCCGCAGGCCCGCAGGCCCGCAGGCTTTCATAAAATAAAAACACCGGGCCGCAGGGCGCAGGGCCGCAGGCTTTCATAAAATAAAACTTGTGTGCCGCGTACAATCTGCTAGATTGTACGTATTCAATTAGAAAGGAAACTTAACCATGAAATCCGGAATCATCTACAACGGGCCAAGCCTATTGGATGGCAAACCAATCGTCGTTATCGCGACCTTCTCAAATCGTAACACAAAGACAGGCGCGGTAGTGCAAACCTATATCTTGCGCGCAGATATCAACCCGCTGGAAGCAAGCAAAACGGGCGCAGACTTTTCAATATGCGGCGACTGTACCATGCGCGGGGAAGTAACAACGGACCCCGCCCGCAAGCAAGCCAAGGGGCGGCGCTGTTATGTCAACCTAGGCCAAGGCGTCTTAATCGTTTACAAATCATTCTTGCGCGGCGTTTATCAACCCGCGGATCCGGCCACCATAGGGCGCGGGCGCTTTGTCCGAGTCGGCACATACGGCGACCCCGCAGCGGTTCCCGCCCACGTTTGGGAAGAATTACTTTCCGAGGCGGACACGTTCACAGCATACAGCCACCAATCCGGATGGCGGCCCGATATCGCGATGCAAAGCGCGGACAATCGCGCCCAAGCTATCGCCCATTGGAAAGCAGGGCGGCGCACGTTCCGCGTGATCGCGGACCTTGGCGACCTGGACAAGGCGAACGAGGCCCTTTGCCCAGCATCAAAAGAAGCAGGGCGGCGCGTACAATGCACAGCCTGTAAACTTTGCAAGGGATCGAGCCGCGGCAAATCAATCGCGATAGTAGAGCACTAGGACAGAGGGCCACGGCCCTCTTTTCTTTCCCCCAGGGGCGGGCTACTATGCGCGAGGACGCAGGCCCGCAGGCACACGCGCCTCTAAAATAGGGCGCAGGGCCTCGAACAAAGACGCAGGGCCGCAGGCCCGCAGGACGCAGGGCGCAGAGCACCCTTTTTCCAGCACCTCGGGCCCCTGATTACCGCCAAACAAAAGTATATCACGCTCCTTGGCCCTCTTTACTAAGAAGAAATTAGTGCCACCACGAGCCCAATATGCCATGTTCCACGCGACCTGATGAGCAGAGAGATTTATTGCGTTGGCTTTCGCTACCTTCAACTCGATCCAAAAAGGCAAACCATCCCACACTAGATGAACGTCAGGCACACCGCCTCCGTGCTTGTTTTCAATCCTCGTGGCGAAGCACTTCTTCGGTAGGTTCTGACGGATTGAGTTCCAAAAGTTCGCCTCTGGTCCCTTGCTCATCTGGGGTCACATCCTTTGCTGTTCCGTCGATTACAAAGGCTTGAGGATACTGCTGTTGCAACTTAGCTAACCTAGCCGTGATCTCATCTCGTGACATCTGATCGATGGTGTTGACTTGTTCTCGACGGTCTACAGTTAGACCACCCAAGGCGGAGCGGATCTTCTCGGCATTGATTGCAGCGGAGAATTGCCCCGCCTCTTCCGCTCCTGACGACAGCTTGTATAGTCGCTCGAGCTGACCAATGGTTGTCACACCATAGCGCCGCTGCCGCTCCTCCCGGAGCTCGGTTACATATTCCAAAACATGGGGATAATCTCTGCCGTTGAGCAGCTTTGACGCGCTGGTGTTCGCCACTTCTGCTGAATACCCAGCCTTGCGAGCAGCTTCAGCGTTCGAGTAGATGCCTTCGACAATGTGTCTTGCAAAGGTTCTTTGCCGATTAGTCAGCACCCGCCCGTGTTCTTCTTCGATCTTCTTTTCCAGCTTTCCCATGTGCACCTCGGTTGTGGTCTACCAACAATCTACAGGAAGGGCCCGGCTTATGCAAGAAAGCTATATATAGCAGTTTTCTCCAGCGAAGTGTATCCAAGTGTAACCAGATGTATCCAGATCAGGGCAGACAGAGCGTTATAAATAAGGCTTGGATACGTTTGGATACGGTGGATACGGTATATTTGAATGAAAAAAAAAAAAAAACAAAAAATCTCTGGGGAAGTGTGTATAGTGTAACTCGCGTATCCTCCGCTGGCAAAAAACTCCTTGACCCGAGGACCGAGGTCCAATAGCTTGCATGTATTCAACAAGTAAACAAGGAGAGAAAGATATGCCTAATCATTGCTATCAACAAGTGTACCTTCACGGGCCCCAGCCTTTGGTTGATCGGATCCACCAGCATTTAACGTGCAAGCGTCCTGAGTTTTGCCAAGTGATAGTACCTATGCCTTTTGAGCATTGGGGTGCGTCTGAAGTTGTATCGACTAGCAAGGGGTTAACTCCGATGCCTGTTTGGTATGACTGGCGTGTAGATAACTGGGGCACGAAGTGGGATGTTTGTGACATTGAGATCACTTCGGACATTGAGTTTTCCAAGGACCCTGACACGGCGTGGTTCTCGTTCCGTTGTTGGACTGCTTGGGGTCCGCCTGTTCCTGTGTGGGATCGTCTTCATGCGATGGGCATTGAGGTTGAGGCTGAGTATCAGGACGAGGGCGGCATGTTTGAGGGTGCGTATCACCACGGTGAGGACAAGCGCTGGCAACCAGAAGAGGAAGCGGTGTGATGAGTGATTATGCTTATGATGAAGGATACCGAGCAGGCATGCAGAAGATGCGTGAGGTAGGGCAACGCCGCATCGAGGAACTGGAAGCCAAGCTGGCAAAGGCGGAGGAGGCCATAGAGTTTTGGTCACAGGCTCAAGAGCCAGAGAAGGGAGAGA